GCATATATTCACCAGCGTCTATTTGATACTGCGCCAAAACCCTATTTACGTCATCCATGTAAGCGCCGCGACGAGCTGAAATGCTGATGTCGCTATTCAAATAAGACTGAGGACTAGACGCTGGCATCCCCAAAGGTTTCAGTCCGGCTAACGGACCCAAGCCACCAGGAGGTTGGAGCAAATTAGAGTTTTGCATACTTACAGTTTAACCTCGTTTTGGTTGTTTCTCACGATTAGTTTTTTTGTCTACTACCCGAAGATTCGAAGGGCGGTTGTCCTCCGTGTTGTAATTTTTGTGGTCGACTTCCTTGGAGTCTCCTTTAGAAACTCGACCGTTCTTTTGCATATATCGACGAGCCTTATTACGCGCCGAACGACGTTTTTTCTGCCGTTCAGTCCCATGGTATTCATCGTATTCCTTACGATAATTACGTTCAGCCATGGATTTATTTTAATCCAAAATAAGCAGCCTTTGCTTTTTTTGCTTCTTCGACGTCCTTATAGTTGCTTACGAAATCCTGCCACAAACCTGTATAAAGACCGTTGGTCCGACCTGACTCTTTATACAAGTGATCCATAAAAACAACCTTGCGGTTTTCTGCGTCGTTATCCCACCCAGCCAGGTCTGCAGAATACATGTTCAATCAACGAGAAGCTTGAATATACCACCCAGAGCCAGAGCCCTCCACCGCCCATCGAGGACCGAGGTTCTTCTTGGAATAACGAAGAAATTTACCATTAGAACTGAGGTAGGTTCCCGCAACAAGATCTAAGTCTCCGAAAGGGTCGTGCACGATGACGTCCTTTTTGTCAGCGGATAACCCCACTGCACAGATCCAGTGCCCTCCACCACTGGGTTGATCGACAGACCCATGATGCAGTATGCCAAGAGGAACGGGTATCCCATTAGCAAGAAGACTTTCAACGTCATTCCAAGTTCCGGTTTGTTTAAACGCAGCATCAACTCCGTACTTCTCAAGCGCTGCCACTTGTACCCATGCTTCTGTTGTATCTCCGACTTCAAAAACTGTCTTGATATACGCGTCATCGTTATCAATTGCGTCTGGGTCAAGCCCACTTAGAAGCATCGCACAGCTCGAACTAAAGCATGTGCGGTCAGCGTCTCGATAGTTATCTCGTTGAGAATAGTAAGGAACTGAAAGTTTTATTTCATTTGAAGGAGCAGCGGTTACAGACCCCTTTACAACATCATTGATTATTTTCCAGTGATCTCTGAACATATACCATTTCTTATTCGGATCGGCTTTTAAAACAACCATGTCGTGATTGCTGCCCGCAGTCATCGTGATGGTGTTCCATTCCCAAGCTGAGCCCTGGGGAACAAAAAGTTTTTCCTCTGCCTTTAAAGATTGAGAGTCAGCTACTCTTTTTTTAAGCCAGGTATCTTGCTTAGCTAAAATCGACATGCCTAAGAGAGGGTGTTTTTTTTTACGGGAGTCAGAAAGAGCTTAGATTCTTTTTCTCTTCTGGTAACTAAACCAGCAAGAGTCTCACCATTTCCTCCTTTTACCCAGCGACCAAATTGCTCTGCGACAGTTGAACGAGGCTCACCCGCATTCAGAAGCCGCAACAGTGTGGAGTTTACAAACGCAGTAGTACCAACGTTGTAAGTGAAAGATACCAACGCGTCATACTCATTTTGATTGATTGAGGGTGTGACAAAACTACTGACACATTGCTCAAATCTCTCAACATCACCACGCAGGAGCTCGTTCGCTTTTACTTCGGTGATAACTAACCCTTTATGGACATCAGGGCCTGTGTGTCCATAACCGATTGTCCAAGGATCACCTCCGGTGCCAGGATCCGGATACGCTTCTAGCCTCAGTCCTTCAAAACTTTCGATCAGCTCTAAGCCAGCAGACGACAAACGCACAAAACTTCCTTAACGTGATCGCATTCTTACCGAGAATAATTGAAAAATCAACGCTAGAAAACCTGAAAGTAATCCGGTTACAAGAGCTTCAGTTCCAAAGTGACCGTAATGTGTCGGATGGTTAAACAAATCAGCTATAGCTGTTAAGAACCCTGTGAGCAATACAGTCTTAAAAGGAGTTATTTTTTTAAGAAGAAGGACACAAATCGAAAAGGTAATAGCTGTCCCTATTCCTGTGTTATAAGCAACTTTTACATGATTGTAAGACCAAACCGACACGTCACCGTTCGTCATGGCAAACATACACGCTAAAAAAGATTCCCCGAACTTTTCAGGGAAGAAATTTATAGCTTTTGCTGCTCTAGAGACAACCTCAGTTGTGTCCGACATCAAGCAATAGCAGCTTGCACACGATACTCGGTAGCACTTCGATCTGTTCTATGTACGTAGAGACTAGCTGTATCTCCACTAGAACCAGAGAAGGAAAGAACGCTAGACAATCGTCGAGTCATCTTAGGATTGGTAGCGGTGCCTTTACTGACTCCATCTGAACCGATAACTGTGAATCCGCTGACTGCAAACGCACCGGCATCCAAAGTAAAAGATACAGTTCCAGTTGAGCCATAAGTTAGCTCGTAAACATCTGAGAAGGGAAAACTCCCATCTCCTACAAACGAACGATAAGAATTTACCGTGACGTTTGAGCCGTTCGCTGTGCGAAACTGTCCAAATCTAGTGATACCTGGGGGGTTAGCTCCAAGTTCGCGGTTAAAGGTAGTCTGAGCCACGGCTAATACGAGAACTATTCGTTAATAATAACGCAGATAGATTAAGGTATTAAAATCGAAGGACTCTAAAAGGCAAGTGGTAAGGAATAAAAGCTACAACAAACTCAACGCATTAGTCTATGAGCTGATAATGTTTTGGGCACGGTTTTCGCCAAAAATAAAATTTCAGCCTTTAATAGCCAAAATTTTAGAAAACTGTAAGCCTGATTGGATTGAATTTAGGACAGAAATAGCTTTAAAAGAAGTAGATGAAGACGTAGAAACCATAAGAGCTTTGTGGGAAGCAGAAGATATAGAGAAAAATAAACCGATTTACTCTGAAGAAGAGCCTGACGGATCAGAAGCACAAAGATTGTTAGGCGGTTCTATGAGAATTAAGAGTTCTTGGTGGGAGGGTAAGAATGGATCCTTTGCCGAGCCTCCTAAACATCTCTAGAACTTCTTAAATTATTTTAGTTACATTAGTTCGTACCACCCAGTCATGATGTATTTTTCTTCGCTGGGTGAAATAACTCCTCTATGGGTGTGAGTAAAATCGCTCGGCCAAATTAACATTTTGCCTTTTTCTGCTTTTTCAACACGGTTTATATATTTAAATTCTGTTCCTCCTCCATCTTCTACCGTATTCAAATAAAGCATCCAAACTAAAATTCTATCGTGATCTATTACTCCAGCTCTCTCACAATGCCAAACCTTGTAACCTCCTGTGGGAGGTATATACTTTTGGATATTAAATTTAGGAGCTATGCGAAAAGCCATTCTGTCTAATTCTTCATATTTTTCGATATACTGGCACACACAATCCCATAAAAAATTTAGAGGTTTGATCAACGGTTCTATCGCGTACGCCTCCGTCAAACTTAAACTTATATCTACTGATTCTTTAAGAGATTTATCTACGGTTGCTTTACCTCCTACAGTAGAAAACCCAGAAAAAGAGTCGCAGTTATCAGAGTTAAACCAATTTATTACAGCATCACACAAGTTTTGATCTTCTTCTTTTAGCTTGTACTTTCCTATAAAGTGATCCATACTGTTTTAAAAAACCCAGCTTACTACGCTCATTATGTTTTCTTAGAGTTTTTGTAAGCTTTTGATTTCTTTTTAGCTGAGGCTGCTTTTACACAGTTATTGACCATCTTGCCTGACTTACCTCGTTTCATTCCCTGTTTTTCATAACCGGGCCAGCAGTTTTCTGCACTCATGATGCCTCCTTGGATTTTTTGTAAGCTCTCGCTTTTTTAGAAGCGCGTTTTGCAGTTTCAGTGTTTGCTACATGAGTATTAACCGGTTTGCCTCTAGTGGCTTGCTTTTTCTTTTCGTCTGTCGCCTTTCTTTCTTTAGCAGACATCTCAGCCCACGCTGCTTTTGGCAGGTAACGCTCGGTGCGACCTTTTTCTCTTGCTTTATCGGCCATAACCACCAAGAGAATTTTTAAGAATTTCTAGTCTATTGGCTTGACTTCTATGTGTCTGAGAAGCTTTGTCTAGCTGACCGACAATTTCAGTAAGTTCGTTTTGAGTCTCAGTCTCAGGCATTGCTTCTCTTTGTTGGTCACGAACCGGACCCCCAAAAAGCCATGCATCGCAGGTTCTAGCACCCGCACACTTGAATTTAAATAACTGACAATAACCTAAATCAGAAATCTCCATGACATCTCTAGGATCAGCAGCGTTTGTTTCATTAATCCCTTTTTCAATACAACCAAGGATTACATTAGATTGATCAAACGCAGCGCAGTTACCGCACCTAGCTGTTTTTACTGTTTCCAAATCCGTGCTCCAAAGCTCTGCCTTTTCCTCCCAAAAACCTGGATCCGGGACAGCAGGATTCAAAGGACCGTATCCGTAGTTTTCTATAGTCCAATCTCTATTTTTGATATTTTCTTCAATATCAACAGTCGCCAGAGGGCACTTGCCGTTCACCTCTGTAATTTTTTTCTCAAGCAAAAGCTCACTTTTATTTCTTTTCATATTCCTCCTTTGTCTGCCAGTCCTCTTTCGACCATTTAGACAATTTATTTTCTGAGGACTTACTGCCCTCATACTTTCCTCCTGCGTCCTTATAGTACTTAGTTGCTAGTTGCATTGCGCGAGCACTATGCCCGCCCATCTTAGCTCTTGCTTTCCGTTTTGCTCTGACCCACTTTTCTGGGTGCTTCTTTTTAGCGGTTTCAGCCATCAGTTCCTACCTGAGGTGTTTCTTTCTTCTTTCCTACCCATTTTTCTCTCTGTTTTATATTTTTGTGCTCTAGTCTTTGCTCTTGTTGCTTTTGACATCTCCGCACGACGCTTACCCTTTTCGGTCGAGTCGTATGTCCCTTTCTTTAAATCTCCAGATTTTTGAAGAGTAGAAACAGCAATAGCGTAAGCAGAATCCTTTTCCATTTTTGGATTTTGCTTCATAATCGACTTAACGGCATCATCCAGAATGTCCGGCATCTTAAAATTTCGAGTTATACTGAGTTTATCGCATCTGTACTCAAATGTCGTTTACTGACAACTGGTCTGAGATAGTAGCTGTAGCGGGAGCCCTGCATGTAATTGCTCTGGTTGTCGTCAACCTCACACCCACGCCGAAAGATGACGAGATCTATGGAAAAGCTTACAAACTTATTGAAAAACTTGCGGGTATTTTTAGTCCAAAAGTTAAACACTAAAAACAACTAAGTCGCCGCAGGCGTTTGTTCTAAAGGACCAGGTGTTGAAGAGAAAGTAGCAACATCTGGTTGGTTTATCCAGCGAAGTATTTTATTTTCGCGTTCAATTGTCCAGAAATCCTGAGATCTAAACCAGCAAATCCAATCTTGAGAGCCCTTAAGAATATTGCATTCCCCACAAGCGGCGATCAAGTTTTTTCGAGTCGTAAGACCACCTGAAGCTTTTGGTAACACGTGATCTAAAGTTTCCGGGTGCTCTTTTCCGCAATACCCGCAGCACTTCCACTCTTCGAATATTTGTTTTCGAAATCTTTTTCTAGCAAATTTTTTTTGTAAACAGCTGAGATCGAAGAGATAATCCCGTTCGTTCACATAAAAAGATCGGCTACATATATTCTACTTACATTTAAAGTCAATTAAACCAAGTAACTATAGTGTATCTAAAACCTTTAGTAACAGTTAAAGCTTGATGCGGAAACATAAAATTAGAAGGAAAGTAGACCGCTGAGCCTGTTTTAATTGGGATACGATGTGTGTCATCAAAAAAACTCAATCCACCTCCTTCAAAATTATCATTAAGCTGAATAACACAACTTATTTCTCGGCAGCCTAAAACAGCAAGCTCACCAGCCTCATTTTGAGTTATTTCTTTTTGATTAAAAGAATCAACGTGTTGTTTATAAAACCCACCTGAGCTGTATTTTAGTACTTCATAACCTGTATCTTTAGTAATTCTAATATCAGGGTATAATTCTGAATACTTTTTAATCCCCTCAGACACACAGTCAAATACTGCTTTATCTAAGACAGATCTTACTTTATAATTTTTATTCAAGACACTGCGGTCTGAAATATTTACACCTTCCGAAGATCTAAATGACTTTTTTACTTGGTTGGGATTATCGATAGAACCGAGTATTGCTGAGGTGTTCCAAACATCAAGATCATTTCCGTATTCATGAATAAGGTCATCACAAAGAGATTTAGGTACTAAATTATCAAAAATTTTAATAAAAGAATTGAGAGATGTACCTCCAGTTAAAAGACGGTTCATACTTAAAAAGAAGCTAAGTTATACCAGCCAGTGATAATGTATTTATATTTTTCAGTATCAACTATGCCGTTGTGGGTGTGAGTAAAGTCAGGAGGCCAAATTAATAATTTACCTTTTTCTGCGGTTTCAGAGTGTTCTAAATATTTAAAGTTAGTTCCTCCTTCCAGGCCGTTATCAGTTAAATAAAGCATCCACACCAATAATCTAGGTGCAGATTCAGTGTCGTTGCGTTCACAGTGATCGGCTCGAAAACCGCCATCAGGTGGGGTATAACGAGATATCTGAAAAGCCTCGAGCATTGAAAAATTCATATAGCTTAGTTCTATAAACTCTGCGACATAGCTATTGACAGACTCCCAAAGAAAATCTAAAAACGAAGAAAAATTTGTATTAATACCATACGCATCTTCTAAGTTTAAGTTTATACAAGTAGCGTCTTTAACACGGTAGTCAACAATATTTGAACCTGAATTGTTGCTAATTACAGCAGTCGTATGAAAGTCAGGGTTATCTTCAAACCAAGCAACAAGTGCATCGCAGTCACTGGGAGAAAAAGAATAACGTCTAATAAACCTTTCCATCGCTTAAGGACAAAAGCAAACCACGCTCATCGTACTCGAAGATAGGGATAAGCCTTCATATGAGCTAAATCAAAAGCAGATGAGGATGCGGCACCCAAACTGGTCGGACCACTAATCGAGATCGCATCTCCTGTATTAAAGGTAGTTACGTTGTTAGGGTAACAGCAATTACCGTCACTGCCAAACGAAGAGCGGTTGGCACTATTTTGACTTCCTTGAGGGTGTGTATGAGTAGCAAAGTTACCTTCTTGAAGAGACCCAACTCCTGAAGTTACTGGGAAAGTACCAGATAAAGCAATTCGTGTAGATACGTTGGTATCTACGCCACGATTAAAGTCCGCTCCTCTTAGAAAGTAACCATCCGAAGCGCCTAAATCGGGTAAATGAATTTCAGAAACTGAGCTGCCGTAAGCACCAACAGGCCACAAGTCGCTTAAATCTGGATAAGAAGAGCGTAAAAGTGCTTGTCCATTACAGAGAGCATAAACTTGAAGGCCATAGAGCGTGTATGTATCTCCATGATGTGTAGCCGATAAACTTAGACTTCCCAGAGTAGACATGGGTTATGAATAACTTTAAAATTTATTCTAAGCGTATAGCGTAAACAACCGATATATTGTTAGGTCTATTTTCGGTAGCTGAGCCTACAGAAGATCCGCCGGTAGGAGGACTACCGACACTACTTCCAGCAGAGCTTGGTCCGGGGCAGTTAGTAGTAACGTTGGTGAGTTGGAAAGTCGCTGTATGTGAGTGTTGTGCAAAGTCATCTAATATGTAGCCGCTGGGTAAAACACCAGACACTTGAGGTGTTGTTGGGTTCAGACCTAGTATATTTTTAGGAAAAAGACCTGTAAAATCAGGTAATCTAAAAGAAACAGAATCATCACCAGAGCCATACAAGTAATTTATATTATTAAACAAAGCTGGGTACGTATCCTTACTTAATAACTGACCACTCAAAACAGCAAACGACGACGCAGAGAGAGAAGCAGCTACGACCGACTCATTTTCAGGTAATAAGAAAGGGCAAAGAAAACCAATTGGTATAGCAGTAGTAATTGGAGAAATAAGAGGTATAACCTGACGATGTCTGGCTTCATTACCGTTAGCAGAACCTTTATTACCTACGTTTACAGTAGTAGCTGTCATATTTCTGTTGTTACCAGAAGGACCGCACGCGGTGGGCTGGCTATAAACAGTGGAAATACCATTTACAGTATGTGTGTGTGAAGGTAACACAGCCACACCAGAAAGCTGCGCCAGCGTAGCTCCAGATGTTGTAGTAGTTTTTAAGTAATTGTACGAAGAAGTTAAATCGGGTAAATTAAAAGTAGTAGAGCCGTCTCCGACACCATAAGTGGTACCAATTGCATTAAATAGTTCGACATAACTAGTTCTACTAACAGCCCGACCGTCGGGGAGTAAAAAGGAAGTGGAACTGCTATCTACACCCCCACTTGATAAAGCAAATAAATAAGCACCTGGCACGACAGATGGCAGTGCGGTTATATCTGAAGGCCAAGCGTCGAGTTGACGTTGACGACCTTGTTCGAATGAATTAAAAGCACCGGGTGCTTCCACAGAAGAGGGAACAGAACCTGGATTTATTGAACCGCCGTAGTGTCGTGCCATAACAAGTACTTTTTTAAATTTTAAAAGTTTGAGAGGATATAGGGAAAAACCTTCATATGAGCTAAATCAAAAGCAGATGAGGATGCGGCACCCAAACTGGTCGGACCACTAATCGAGATCGCATCTCCTGTATTAAAGGTAGTTACGTTGTTAGGGTAACAGCAATTACCGTCACCGCCAAACGAAGAGCGGTTGGCACTATTTTGACTTCCTTGAGGGTGTGTATGAGTAGCAAAGTTACCTTCTTGAAGAGACCCAACTCCTGAAGTAGTCGGAGATGACCCGGAAAGAGTGGTTCGAGAAACAAAGTCAGGGTCGCACTCAGTAGAACCGAAAGCGGAACCTCTTAAAAAATAACCATTTCCTCCTAAATCAGGAAGGTAAAAAAGCCCAGGATCAGGAACAGCGGTATAAGCAGAAGAAGGAAAGAAACCAGATAATTTATATGATGCTCTACTGTAAGAACTGCCGTCACACAGCAAGTAAGTAAACGGACCAGCTAGAAAGGAAGTGCCTCTGTAAACAGGAGATAAAATTAAATTACCTAGCGACATACCTGAGATAATCGATAAAGCAAGTCTAACCGGTATTTATCAAATAAACGACTGATATATTGTTAGGTCTATTTTCGGTAGCTGAGCCTACAGAAGATGCGCCGGTAGGAGGACTACCGACACTACTTCCAGCAGAGCTTGG